ACAAGCAGCTATAAAACTTATACCTGCCCCACCAATACCTGCGGTTCCTGCTGCGGTTCTTGCCGCTTTAGCTTTGTTCAAGAAAGCCAGAGCATCTATACAGGACGCAAAATTAAAAGCAAAAAAAGAGTTAGCTGAACAGAGAAAGAAAGCAGAACAAGAACGGCAGTCGGCAACTCGTGGTAATATAGAAAAGGCCACAACCAGTTACAGTTACCCTTTGGTACCCCCGAATTTATAAACTAAACTTTAACCGTTAGATATTTAAATAATATGGTTATTTTGACAGGAGAAATTTATGGATAAAACACTATTAAAAGCTTATATTCGAACTGTTGTGGAAGAAGAAGTCAAGCGACTTGTTCCAGAAATGCTTGCCGAAGCAGTTGCTGAAGTTAGGAAGTTGAAGCCGGTTAACGAATCGGTTGCAGCACCGGCTGCATCCGCAAAGAAGCCATCATTTGATAAGAAGCGTTTAGCAGAACTTATTGGCATGGAATATGACCGTGAAGAAGGTACTATTACGGCAACCACCGCAGGATTGCGTGGTAATACTATTATGGCTAAAGATTCTGCAGGAAACACAGTAGAATTGCCGGCAAATGCGGTAAAACCAGAAGTTGTTGATGCCATCAATAAGGATTATTCCGCGTTGATGAAAGCAATGAAGTTGAGTTAACTGGAGAATTTGAATGTCGCAAGTTTTGGGAAGCGTTCTTCCGTTACAATTAGAAAATAATGGATATTTTGGTACAAATAAAAATTTGTTAAAGCAATTAAAATCTAATCTAACAAATTTATTACGTACTAGAAAAGGAGAACGACTTCATCAACCAAACTTCGGTTGCGACATTCATAAGTTTGTGTTTGAACAGTTCACGGATGAAACTGTAGAAAATGCTTACACATCGGTGGTAGATGCGGTAGATGTATGGATGCCGTTTTTAGAAGTATTGAACGTAAATTTAGAAAATACCGTTAGTGATATAGATGCACAGCAAATAAAGATGACGGTTATATTTCGTTTACGAACGAACCAAAATATTACAGATTCACTAGTTTTAACGTTCTAGTCGGAGCACTTACATGGCAGTTTCGCAATCAACAACACAGAAATTTACACCTAATAGCAAAGATGTAAGTTATCTTTCCAAGAACTTTGGTGAGTTCCGACAAAACCTCATTGAGTTTGCGAAGGCATACTACCCGTCAACATATAACGATTTCAACGAAGCATCCCCTGGGATGATGTTCATTGAAATGGCAGCATATGTTGGTGATGTCCTTTCATTTTATATCGATAATCAATTCAAGGAAAATTTATTATTAACTGCACAAGAAAGAAAAAACGTAGTGAGTATCTCTCAAGCACTCGGATATAAGCCACGTTTGGCATCACCTGCGACAGTTGATGCAAGAATTTATCAACGAGTTCCGGCACTTACACAATCACCGTATGACCCAGATGAAAGATTTTTTCTTAAGGTTTTACGGGATTCAAAGTTCTCAAGTACAGCTCCTGACGTACAAACATTTAGTTCAATTCAAGATGTAGATTTTACAGACCCAGAAGGTAGAACTATACAGGTGTTAGTACGAAATGCAAGTGGAGTTCCTACGGATTATGTGGTTTCAAAACCAATTACATTAGTAGCGGCAGAAACAAAAACAGCGGAGTTTACGTTTGGTTCTGCACAAAAGTTCTCTCAAATAGAATTACCAGAATCAAATGTCATTTCTATTGTTAGTGTAACAGATAGTGATGGTAACGATTGGTATGAAGTTGACTATCTTGGTCAAGATTTAATTGTAGAAGAACGTGATATAAGTCCACGTGATGCATCTGGGTATTTAGTGTCAAGTTCTATGTCTACCGGTTCACTTGCACCTAACAAGTTGTTACAATTTAAGCGCAAATCACGTAGATTTGTAACAAGAATTAGTGATAACTTAAAAATGCAACTATGGTTTGGTTCAGGCGATAACACATTGAATGAAGATGTGGCACAATTAAACCAAACACAAATTGCCAATAGCAAGTATAATCAAAATGTATCTAATACATCAATTGACCCAAATGACTTTTTAAAGAGTGATATGTTTGGTATCGCTCCATCAAATACTGTATTAACCGTAACATATTTAATTGGCGGGGGAATAGAATCTAACGTAGCTTCAGAAGAAATTGTCAACGTAGATTCGGCTCTTATTAGTAATCGTTCGATAGATTACCCAGAAAATGAACGGGCTAAATTTAATGACGTTGTTGCAAGTATTGCAATTTTAAACGAAGAACCGGCGACGGGTGGTGGTGATGTTGAATCGGTTGAAGAAATTCGTCAAAACGCATTAGCATTTTTTAACGCACAAAATCGTGTCGTAACTGATAAAGACTATGTAGTTCGCACCCTGGCCTTACCTGCACAATTTGGTAAGGTAGCAAAAGTCTTTGTGGTAAGAGATGAACAAATCAATTCAGTTGTTACACAAGATTCTGATAAATTGACCGTCAATAACGATAATGACCCGTATAACAATAGAACATACGTAACCAATCCCGTTGCCCCAAATGCTATTAATTTATATACTCTTGGGTATAACGCGCAGGGTAAACTTACAACGCTTAATAATACAGTAAAGCGTAATTTAAAGACATACCTAGAACAATATCGCATGTTAACTGATGATGTTTTTATCGCAGATGCATTTGTGGTAAACGTCGGGGTAGAGTTTAATATTATTGTATATCGAAGCTATAATATGCAAGATGTTACCGCTCGAGCAATCGATGTGGTCAAAGAGTTTTTCAATATAGACCGTTGGCAAATTAATCAACCAATTATTTTAAACGACTTAAAACTCGTTATAGGGTCGGTTGATGGCGTTCAATCGGTAACGGGAATCCGTGTATTTAACAAGTATCGTTTCAGAGATGGTCGTGATTACCAAGAATATAGATACCCAATTGAAGAAGCAACCATCGACGAAATTATTTATCCGTCCCTTGACCCGTGTATCTTTGAAATCCGTTATCCAGAAACGGACATCATTGGAAACGCACGTCAATAATAGAGAATAAGCATGAGAACCTTTATTAAGACCACAGAAGATGCAACAATATATCAACGATATCCAAACTTAAATGCAGGTTTGGATGAAATTTTGGAAGTTGGTAAGGTCATTAAAGATACGGATACATCTAATATGTACGCATCTGGCTCTGCACGGGCATTATTAAATTTTGATGTTAGTCAGGGTGACTACACATCAAGCGCAGAATACTATCTTAACTTATATCTTGCTAATGCAACAAACATTAATCGATATCAATATATTGAAGTATGTCCAATATCAGCCAGTTGGGTAGAAGGTAGTGGATATCTATACCAAAACGTAAAAAATGTTGGAGACGGCGTAACGTGGCAAACTGCTAGTGTTGCATTTGGAACGCCAACTACTTGGTCAAATGCCGGTGGAACAATAAGTACGTTGCTAACATCATCATACCAATTTTCAGAAATACCGTTAACATCAAATGTTCGAATCAACGTTACCAGTTTAATTGCACCCATCGTCGCGGGACTTCCGACAACAGAAGCAATAGCTTCTGGATCAGCATCTTCACTAGTCCCACCTTTTAATGGGTTGTTAATTAAATTTCCAACGGCAGATGAAACCAATCAAAACAATATTGGAAACATTAAATTTTTCTCGGGAAACACACATACCGTGTTTGAACCAACCCTCGAAGTGGTGTGGCGTAACCAAACATTTACAACGGGAAGTTTAAAACCAATTCCAAGTAGTAATGTATCTATTACTCCAAAAAATTTAAAGGAATCATACATACAAGGTGAAGTTGATAAAATTTATTTGGTAATACGTGACAAATATCCTGACAAGAAATTTGATGCAACTCAACGATATAAAAACACATATTATCTTCCATCGGAATCATATTATCGACTTCGTGATGAAGTTTCTGAAATAGAGGTTCATAAGTTTGACGCGTTTTCGGCTATTAACTGTGACGCATCAGGTTCATATATTACATTAGACACAAGCGGTTTAAATATCGGAAGATTTTATTCACTCGATTTAAAGATTAAATCGGGTAATCTAGTATTCTTCCCAGAATTTAATTACACGTTTAGAATAGAAAACGATGACTAATATATTGGACACTTACATCCCAAAATTTCTTGTTACACTTAAAAATAAGGAAAATGATGACCTTATTTTTGTGTCATCAAGTAATTTTTCTACAAACGGGGATGTATATGTACTAGACACACGAACTGTGTCACCAAATGTCATTGCTACAACGCAGTCGTTAAATGAGTTGCAACCAGATGTTTCGGATGTATATCCATATAAAGTAGTAACAGCATTAGATACTGATGGGGCAACTATTGTATATACACCAACGTTAGAAAACCCACCAACAGCATCACAACATTATTACGCTCCCTTGTATTTTGAACGATATAATGCCGGAGTGGTTAATGCAATAGGTAGACAGTTTACAGAACTGACGGTACCAGAAGAAGTTATTGGTCCTGACGTTGCTCCACCGGACATAGTATAATGCCAAATCAATCTAATTTTCGAAATAGTATAACTACTCAAACGGATGTACGATTTCTAGCATCTCGTATTGTTCGAATTCCCACGGAACAAATTCTATTAGAAGAAGTTCCGGCTAGTTTTGGATATGATGCGCAAGACAATGTAGAGTTACACTTTTATACGGCAAGAAGTAATCTATTAGTCACTAGTATCGTAACTAAACTATCCGATGAAGTAGTAAAGCTTCACATTGTAGGATATGACGACGGAACTTATAAAACATATTTACAAATTGATTTTACTAAATTATTGGTAAGTAAGAATACAACGATTGTTCCTGGCGATTATAAAGTCAGTATCAATTTCTTTTCTGATGAAATAGGGTCGTATGATAATCCTGTATTGGCCATATCTGAAATAAGCCCGTCTAGAACTGAAGTTGAAGTATACTTTACCAACGCAACTGATGAAGTAAACATAGCACAAAATGGTAGACTTATTAGTGAGTTTATTAACGAAGGATTTAGTAAAGCCGAAGCTATCGGTGTTATGAAAAAGGTATTACAAGACGGCGTGACATCTGGTAATGATTTTGAGGGATTGACTGCTAATAATATTATAGAAAATATAGAAATACCACAAGTTCAAACTACCGAAGATACAATCGGTAGATTAGAAACATTACAAATTGACGAACAATTTAAAAACGCATTGAACCAATATCTTCCAAATTTATTTGAAAAAATTAGAGAGAAAATAGTTATAGGAGATGAGCGTGTTCAGTCAAATGAATTAGAACAGTTTATTCGAGATGAGTTAAAAGTTACACTAGAACAGTTGCAAGTTTCATTAGACCCAAGAGTTACAATAAGCTAATAGGACAAATATATGCCAAACACTACCGTTACCATTACAAATACGACAAGTCCAAGTGGAACCGTGTCGGTCAGACAAGGGGAACTTTCTGGCAGAAGCGGTCGAACAGTAATTCTTGAAGCGACTCCTGCTAACGGATACGTTTTTGATAAATGGGAAATAGAAACCACACCGGTACAATTACCAGAATTTGCAAGAGTGGGAACAAGATATGCATCTGTTGATGAAGCATGTTCTGCTGAACAAGTAAACTTAACAACACCGTTGTATAGTGATGGTTCACAATTGTATACGGATGTTGAGGGCAAATACGCTGCGCCAGCTGGAATATATCAATCAAACCGAGGAACATACTACAACTATCTTGGTTCTGGTATACCTCCACTTCAAACTTGCCCAACACCAACTGCGCAAACAAGCACAGGCGGTGGTGGTGGCGTTCGAACAGGAACTCTCGCAGATAATGAAGGTTTTAATACAAACGAAAGATTTTTTATATAAGGTAGAATAATATGGCAACTTCGTACTCATCTAATAATCCATTAACAATAACGGTCAACGACAACACAGTTGTTCGTGCAGTTTTTAAACAAGTTGTTATTGATGAAAACCCAATTACGGTAGAAAGTGTTGAATCTACTACTGCTACTTGGCGTGATTGTGTTAGTGGAGAACTAAAGACAGGAAATCCACCAAGTGATTACGTACAAGTTGCATATCCAGGCGCAGGTGGTGGAACGTGTTGGGAACCACGAGCGGTAATTGGGTTTGAACCAAATTTAGAAGAAGTTTTAACGTTTGATTGGCGCCGTGGGTCAACATCATATCCTGAAGCAAAAACAGTTAAAGTTACAAATCCTTCATCAACGGCGTTTGAGGTAAAAGTAACGACAAGTCCAGATATTATTGTTACCCCTCCAACGTTTACAGTAAGTGCACGGTCTTCGGCAACAATGACAGTAAGACCAACCGCTCAGTTATTTGATGCATTAGCAGATGGTATTTCAACAATACAATTTAGTATAGAGCTTACTGAAGTAATCTAATATGCCACTTAAAACTCAAGCGTCCGCTCCAATTTCTAATTTATTAAGTCACGTTCCATACTCTCTCAACAATCAAACACTTGTTGAAGACATTTCTGGAATGTTTTCATATGATGTTGTGGAACCAACCACTCCGATTGATTTACAATTTACATTTGGGGCAACTCAAGCTTTAGTAAAAACTTTTAGATTTAAAAATTTAACAACAAATACGAATATAGAACTAGGATTTGAATTTGATAGTGGAATATTTCAAGCACCATCATCGGTAACGATATTACCAGAAGAAACGGTTTCAGTAAACTTGTTACTTAACATACGAAATATGCAAGCTAATACAACGTCATTACCAGTAGAATTTAAAGTTAAAGTAAAAAATACAAAACCGTCATCTGGACCATTAACATTAAAAGCTACACAGCAATCATTAGAATTAACTTCGTTGGGCAACACTATCACTTTATACGAGTAAGAGATAGGACATGGCAGAATTAATTGTAAGTGGAAATAAATTAGAAATCGACAATTATTACGCATTTGATGACACGGTACCTACTACGTTTAGTAGTCGCCAGTCATTAGGTCCGTCATTACCAGTTACAATTAATTTTACAAATCCAGTTAATTCTTTTACCATTAAAGCAAATGAAATTGACGGTAGAGAATCTGCAGAAGTTGCAGTTAAATACGACAACAAAGACTTCTATACAGTAAAAGGAAAGTTTTACGCATCGGCTGCATCTGCACCATTACCTAGAGAATGGGCATTAGGATTATACACCAGAGTTGACGCGGCAAATCGTGAAGTTATTTATTCAAAAACACAACTACAAGAAAAGCAAAGAAAACTTCAGACAATTGTTGATGCATTTACACAAACAGCTGATTACGGTAGACGGGGTGGCCGTGATGCTGATTTGATGAAAAGTGCACGATGGCCGTTTACACTACAAGAATTCCCTGCAGTTGCCGCTGAAATTCTTGAACAACCATTAAAAGTACCTAAAGAATCTTATTACAACGATTCTTTTCAAGGCGCATATGCGCAATTGGGAAGAGATGCATTAGCAAGTGCAATATTTACAGAGTACAACAAAACTGTTGCACCTCGAAACCAATTTAATAATAGAACCGCTTATTACGGTGAAGTTCGTCGAGTACGTACAGAAATTGAACAAACATTACCATCTGTAATCAAAGATACCGTTTTTAGAGGAACACGAAGTGTATACGAAGTAGATCCTATCGGTGCATACGTAACCGGTGATAGTACACGTGCATACTTTGAACCAACATTCAATGATAAAAATTTGGGTGGTAAAAATGTTCGAGAATATATGGCAGAGTTCGTACAATCTTACATTGATTTAATCAATGATATTTTACGTGCATCTGATTCAACGTTATCAAGAAATGTAACAACAAACACCGAAGAAACTAAAATAGAAGCGTTTGACTCTAATGGTAATTTATTACGTTCACTAGCGTTTACGGCAACAGAGCCATCGGTTACTATTAATAAAGAAGGAATTAAAACTGTTAAATTAACGCCGATACAAGGTGATTACATATTCTTTAGTGACGTAGTAGTACCAGAGTATGTAGAACCTCCTGCTCCATCTGTTGAACCAATAATACCCACGGTATTTACAGTTCAAGCGTCTGTAAGTGTAAACATTTTACCAGAACCGCAAAATATTGTACTAGACAGAGGTGTGGTATTAAGAATTATACCAGAAGAAACTCCATTACAAAGTACAGATTTAACTTATCAATTTAGATTAACAACAAATCCAACGCAAATTAACATTTCTGAACCAATAGTTCAGACTGCGTTAGGATTTATTAATGACATTCTCAATGTTTATATCAACGAAGAGTTAGAACTAAAAACTTTGTTAAATTACAGAGATGATAGACAATCTGTTATTTTAAACCAACGTACCGGAAACGTAAATCAATCAATACAACTTAAGTTGTTGCAACCTGTGCCGGATGATATTACAATTGGGGATTCAGTAGTTATCAGTCGAGAAGTGGCAAAAACTCTTATTGATAAATTTAGAATTCGATATGCACCACCAATCGACAATACACCATATCTTCGTCCATTAAATACTAAAGCTAAAGTTGATGATCAACTTGGTAATAAATTAAGAAATGTTACATTAAATAAACTATCTATAACTTCTGGGTCTGTGGGAAGCACGGATACTCTTGGAAACATTACTTTTGAAGATGAAATTTTTAGAAAGTGGTATTCATATGATTTCAATTCATCCGAGTTAAATATTGACTTTACCGACTACAAGAATTTTGTATTCTACAGTTCGGCAGCAATGCGATTGGAAGCATTTAAGCAAAAACTATTAAAGATAGAATCTATTGACCAATGGCAACAACAATTTACCAGTGCATCGTGGACAGGTAGTATTGCCTATGCAGGGTCTACTTTCCTACAAAACGAAAGTGCAAAATATGCAGCAGAAAAAGAAAATATCATTCGTAACTTTGACCGATACGAACAATATCTATACTTCACTACAGGATCAAGTGCATACAGTGCTTCAGTTGATTATCAAGATATTGAAGGAGAGACTGAATATAACACACCTGGATACTGGCCAAAACTTAATGGTACGCTTTATAGTGTAACAAGTAGCCAAGCAACTACGTGGTACGGTACACAATTTGGAATAGCACAACGGTACGATGAATTTAATGTTAACAATTTAGTTAATACCATTCCATCGCATATTAAAGAAGATGAAAACTCACAGGCATATGTGACATTCGTTGCGATGGTAGGTCATTTCTTCGATGTAATTAAACCATACATTGACCAATTCCCACGAATTTATGATAGACAAATTGACCCAAATGAAGGTCTGTCAAAAGATTTAATTAACGAAATAGCAGAATCGTTTGGATTTAAGCTACCAGCACTAAATACGGTATATAGTTTAAGCGACAACATTCTTGGAACAAGTACCGAATTACCTCGTCGTGATTACACCGCCGAGGCATATAAGCGATTACTCCACCATCTTCCATTGTTCGCAAAAACAAAGGGTACGAGATATGCGTTAGAAACATTACTTCGTACTTTAGGTATATCTCCAGAATTCTTATCGGTTAAGGAAGCCGGTACACCAACGTCAAGTTCATATAAGATATTTGAAGAATACAGTACTGGGTTAGATTTTGATTTAACATCAAGTTCAATGTATGTTAAAGTTCCTGTATCGGCATCAATAACTTCTGCCTCGGCAAGAACACCAAAAGCAATTCAATTTAATGCATCATTCAATCCTGTAGGAATGACATCTTCTGTGTTGACGGGTGATGGTGAATGGGGATTACATGCATTCCGACACCCAGATACTTCTTTGATAGAATATGGTAAGATGGTGTTGCGGTCTGGTAGTGTTGATATTGTCTCTTCGTCGTATTTGCCAATTTTTACAAACGAACCGATTAACATCACGCTACAGTATACAAATGACAGTGCATCACTTCAACTTATAGCAATTGATGGTGAATATAGCATATTTAACGAAACATATACACAACCAATGGCACGTGGTTGGAATGACCAACAATATGTGTACGTTGGTGGTTCTGGTTCTGCGGTTCTTGGTAGATTTGACGGGTTAATTGATGAATTCCGTTTGTGGGGTGATACGTTAACTCAAGCGATGGTTGAGACTAACGCATTTGATCCTGGTTCGAATGCTGGTGATTTATATGATGATGCAACAAATTACTTATATGTTCAACTTTCATTCAATAAAATAGATGAAAATATTCTTACGGGTTCATTACTATTAAACGAAAGCCCGTATCTAAATAAAGCAGTAGCACCACAACTTCAGTACATCAGTGCGTCCGCAATAACTACGGCATCATTCAATCGATACAGTAGAACAATTCGTCAAGTTGTTCCAGAAATCGGTGGACTAGCTTATGTCACAAACAAGGTTCAAATACTAAATCCACCAACATTTAATCCTGAAAGTCTAGACAAAAATGGTGTAAAAACATTAAGTCTACGAAAGAGTATTGTTTCACCTGAATCAAAAGGTGGAAAGGCTGGTAAAAATCAAATCTTAATTTCCGTATCGCCAACAGAATTTATTAATCAAAATATTGTTCGTAATCTTGGATTGGAAAATATCAATAGTGTTCTTGGATTACCATCTGGATTCTATTCGGCATATCCAAAAACATTAGATACTATTAAGTCACATTATGAAAAGTATTATTACGCACCGGTAAACATTAATCAATTTATTCGAGTATTGTCGGCAACCACTTCGGTGCTCAATCAAGTCTTGGATTACTTTATTCCATCCCGTGCAAGCGTGTTGAAGGGTATTGTGATTGAACCAAATATTCTTGAAAAGCCACGCATTTCACCAACTAATGCTATCAAGCTATATGGAAAGCAAGCAAAGCGTACAAACGCCGCGGCATCGTCATTAACAGGAAGTCGAGCAGATTATCACGCTACGTTTAACTTACAAAAGACAATCAAACTAGAACAAAACTATATAGTAACGGGAAGTAAGGACAATTATACAGGATTAGTAGATACACAAGAAACGATAGTGCCATTAGCAAAATACAATGCATATCGTGCGGACTTGACTTCATCTATATCTGATGACATCATAGGACGAGTAAACCAATATAAAACAACAATATCGAGTTCAACATCAGTAGTAACTGCAAGTGAACATTTCTACTCATATAAGGGTGATGTGGAAATAGCACCAGAATTCCCATCATCATACAACACAAAGACAGTAACGATTGATTCCGATATAGCAAACCCTAACAAGATACCATATAATTCAACAAACAGAGGTTCACCGGGTGCTGAACCGTATAATCGTTTATATTCAAGAAAATTATACATAGAAGAAATTCAATCTAGTCGATTGGGTGGAACTGGAAGTTTGTATATTCCCGCTCTTAAAGAAATACCACCGTCTGCTGATTTAAGAGATTTAGGTGTGCGCACATTCTTTAATGACCCCGATGGTGTGTATTTCTTCCCGACAACACGAAAGTTACCGGTATATCCAAAACCGATTAACTTTAACGCCGCAACAACTTGGTCATACGGTGAACGTTACAACTATCTTGACGTAGTATACCAAGACCCCCACGCAACAGGATCAGCAGACCCACGATTGGGTTCGTTGGTAGATACGGCGTTTGGTGGAAATAAAAAATACTATGTGTTCACAAAACGACCATCATACGTTGCTCCATCTGACGGAACTTCTTTCTATTCGGGCAGTGTTCCAACGTATATCCCACCTTCGTTAGACAAGGCAAACTGGCAACTATTAAAGTTTAAGCCGATACAAGTTCGCATACCAAAACGTATTGTCTTTGATTTATTTACGGTTAGATTCTCTACACAAAATAACTACAAAACAACTATTCTTCCAATAACCACGGTAACAAATGTCCCAACCAGAGATGTAGAAACATTCTCTCTTGGCGCATTTTCTCCTGGTGGTGTTTCCATTGGACAAATATCTCTTCAAAATATCGCATTATTATTAGCATTACAATCGACACACGCAAACGTTAGAGTTCGGTTCTACTCATCAGAAGATGCACGAAATAGTGATATTAATAGACCATATATCACCGTTCCACAAGCAGCAAGTGGCGTGTTATTAGATACGATTTTACCAACCGCTAACTTTGCTATGAGAACCATTCCGTTCCCTGTGTTATCGACAATAAGACAAAATGCAACTATTTATTATACGATAAATAATGTTGGTGGCGCAAACATACCATCACTAGAATTATCACTTTATTACTTTACGTTAGAAACAGAACCCCGTATTCCGTTTGGATACTTGAAAAAGCATTATAGATATTTTAGAGATAACTCAACGGCTACAAAACGTAGAAATTACGAAGGTTGTAAATTTAGTATAACTGGATATTCACCAAACGGTGAACCTATTTATGACACAATTGACGGGTTACCGCCGGTCCAAGTCTCGGTCAGCGAAGGTACGTCCATAACTGTAGCATCAACTAATACCAACGAAATTATTACCGGCGGTGGCGGACAACTCAACGTAACCTAATAAATCTTTGGGAACTATATATTTATATTAGACCTCTTAACACTCGGAGTTAGTACACATGGGATATTTAAACAATGCAAGCGTTACGGTAGACGCTATCTTGACGAAGAAGGGTCGTGAGCTCCTCGCAAGAGGTCGTTCCGCTTTCAACGTAACACAATTTGCGGTCGCTGATGACGAAATCGACTACACATTATATGACACGGCACATCCATTGGGAACCGAATATTATGGTTCATCAATCGAAAACATGCCAATCTTGGAAGCATCACCAGACGAAACACAATCACTTCGTTATAAGTTGGTAACTTTGGCACGTGGCGCAAACACGATTCCTCTCATTCAAGTCAATCCAAAGACCATCGAACTTACCTTCAGTTCAACATCAACTCCATCACAAGTTATTTCGTTAACCACTACGGAAGGCCTTAACGCTTCCCCATTTGGTTATACCGCAATTCTTTATGATGGTGAAGCTGCAACTATTACTGGAAACGGTTTAGCAGGAACAGCAACCGTCCCAACCTTTATTGGTGACAGCGTTTCAAGTAATGCAGTAGTTGTTCGTGGTACATCATTTACTTTGTCACCAAAGGACGTAGACACAGTAACAGAAACTCAAATCGTTATCGTTGGTAATCAAACTGGTGCAACGGTAACAATTCCAGTTACAATCAACCCAGCAACAACCGTATAACCATAGGAATCTAACATGAGTATTTATACAAGATTTACACCAGATGACATCGTAGAAGCAAATCCAACGGTAGTTACTACTGGTATTTGGTCGGGTGATGCTGGCGCATTAACTAAATTAGCGTTGGACCAAGATCAATACGAATCAGATACATCTGGTATCTATTATTTTGACGTATATCAAACAAGTTCAGCACTTTCAGAAGCAGAAATTCAATTTGCAGTAACTTATGGACACGTTGACGGTGGTGGTTCTCCTTCATTACTCGACAACGAACAATCCAAGTTACCAACCAAAGCAATCTATAGTCAATACCGTAGTTTATTATTAGACCCATCGGATACTTTGTTTACATTCAATGGAGTAGAATCTAATCATATTTACGTTATTAACTTACAACGGGCTCGCATGAGAGAACAATTAGATCCAGGTAACTGGATTCTCCCATTGTCAGGCGGAAATGGTGTTTTCACATTCATCGACGATAGTGGTCAAACACTTGGCGCATTAACTGCAAACAGTAAGTCGGGTCGTGTGTTCAATGTAGTATCAGGATCATTGACTGGTGTTTCTGGTTCAACAGTAGCATCAACCAGTGCATCAAACGGTGCAGGGTTTGGTTTAGTCTATCCAGATTTGGGCGTCATTGTGTTAAATCCAGATGCAATCTGTTCACATGTCGGATTCTTCTCTACTGGTTCGTATAGTGGTTCGAATGCTGGTATTGTTGGTGTGAGTGGATCTAACATCGGTTCATCGTTCGGTGTTCTTTCTGGTTCGTTCTCCGCAACAGACCAATATCCACAATACGATACAACAAACTTGGCATCGGCATTAGCACGTCCGTTAGCACCAGTAACATCATCATTGTTCGCATACGATGACACGCCTGGAAGTGAAGATTTGTCAGCATACAATCACGCATCACTTTATCATTCAGTCCGCTTGGCATTAAATGATGCATCGGGTGAAGTTGAATTCCGCGCACGTTCAGCAGAAACAATTTCATCAACACATTATTTCGTAAGACTTCGTAATAAGGAATATAACTATTCTAACAATCCAACATTCTATAATGCAGATACCGGCGTATTGACCTTCTCGGATTTCCGTAATGACCCGAAGGTTTACATCACCACAATCGGTTTGTATAACGATGCAAATGAATTGTTGGCAGTAGCAAAGCTCAGTAAGCCAGTTCAAAAATCATTCGACGAAGAACTCTTACTCCGTGTACGACTTGACTTCTAATAACGGTCAGTAATCTACAACTACGATGACCACTACTCTAGTTATAGGGGAGTGGTCATCCTAGTATTAGAGGGTAATAATGAAGATATTCAGTACGATAGAAAAGAAAGATTATACTATTAACAAATACAATGCGAATGCCGTATTAGATTGGGAGTTCGTATCTTCCTCTCACGGTATTGCATTAACTGTTCCTGCTGAATTCTCTGGGTCTACAAATATTATTACGATTAATAAAGCTCGTAAAGAAAGTGGGTCTTTTGATTACGATTTGGTAAATGTAGACACAGGGTACTATCACAATTCTTTACACGCATCAATAGACCACTTATTTTATAGTAATAATAACTTTTTCTTTAGCGGGTCAACTTTAATAACGTCTAGTGCAGCATCGTTGGCAGACAATGTGTATGTGATTAGTATTCCGCAAAACTTGTACGGTGATAAGGTAAAGCCAGGTTCTTTTGAACTGGAAATAGATAGCTTAAGTCCGAAAGTATTCGATGACACATATGGAAATCTGTATATCAGCTCATCGGGTACGGGTTCGTACATAGGAAATATTTTTTATGATAAGGGTATTGCAGTAGTTACAGAAGATACAATAGGTGGTACTGGAAGTTTTTCTGTAACAAATTCCGGTGCATCTTCTTATACGTTTACTGGAGATATTTCTGGAACCAATCCTACATTAACATTAGTTCGTGGAAACTATTATCAATTTACTATTGATGCAACAGGTCACCCGTTTTGGATACAAACTACTAGCGGTGGATACAATGCTGGAAACGTCTATAATACAGGTATAACAAATAACGGAACAGCATCAGGTTCACTTATTTTTAGAGTACCTACGTCGGCACCGGATACATTGTATTACTACTGTCAATTCCATTCAAGCATGGGTGGAACTATAAACATAGTAAATCCGCCGGCGTCCGTGTCATCCGAAGGTATTAAAATAGTTTCTAATAGTGAAATTACATTAAGTTATGACAGTAGTTTAGAATTAGAACAACATCAAATTAATATTCGTATTGGACCGGAAGATTATAATCATAGTATTTTTAATCCAAGTACAAAACGGTCCATATCAATATTATCTGGAAGCTTGACGCAATCTGTGGTTGATGAAAATCTTCCATCCTCAAGCGCAAATAGTTGGACAATTAATAAATTGATGGGAACGGATTTAGTTAAACCATATATTACGACCATCGGGTTATATAACGACCAATATGAACTTTTGGCTATCGCAAAAATGAGTACCCCAATTCAACGTACTTTCGACGCGGAACAGATATTTATTATTAGGTTTGATATAGACAATACTGTAGTATAATTGGAGAACTAATATGAGTTTGTTAGACAAGTACAACGCAGCTGCGGCTGGAACTAACGCTGGAAACGCACGCGATGCAGCAGGTGTCACCGGAGTTAATTTCTTTGATGGCACTGGCCGTTCACAAAACAATGCAGCGCCAGATGAATTTCAAACTGGATTTAAGCCAAACGCAGCAGGTGATTATCGTTATGGTGGCGGTGGTAAAACTCCTGGTACCTATTCAGTAAGTAGTTGGTTAAGTAAAGCACTTGGTAAAGTTGATACACTTTTTTCAAATGCAGCGTTTAATAGTATTTTAAAAGGTGATGTTCGTAACGCACCAAATACAACTGTGCACAAGTTTACACCAGAAGCAAACTTCCAAGAGTCCGAAACTCTTACACCTTTCGCTAAGTCAAAGGCATTATAAGATAAACTAAAGAGGTTATTATGAAGGCAAGAAGTGCTAAAAATAAGGGCAAGCGTGCGCAAAACATGATTAGGGAAATGATTTTAGGTCATTTCCCTGATTTGCATCCTGACGATGTTGTTTCGACATTGATGGGTGACTCGGGAACCGATATTAAGTTGTCGCACGCTGCTCGTCAAAAGTTTCCCTATTCCGTTGAAGCCAAGAACCAAGAAAAGTTGAATGTCTGGGCGTCCCTCGAACAAGCAGAAAATAATACAAAGGAAGGAACTTATCCAGTATTATTCTTTAAACGGAATAGAAGTAAAATGTATGTGGCAATGGACGCCGAACACTTTTTTGAGCTTATAAAACGCCCAAAACCTATTGACAATCCAGAGTAAATC